GCATGAGCCTCGTATCCTATCGCGACATCATCGCCGCATCGCGCGGCGCCTTCGTCCCGACCGGGTTTGATGGCGATTTTGATCTGCCGTCGTCGCTGTTCCCGCATCAGCGCGCGGCGGTCGAGTTCAGCCTTCGGGCCGGCTCGTCGGCCATGTTCCTCGATACCGGCCTCGGCAAGACGCGCGCAGCGCTCGCATGGGGGCAAGAGGTCGTCAGCCGGACAAACAAGCCGGTTCTGATGCTGGCGCCGCTCGGCGTCACTCGCCAGCACGCTCGCGAGGCTGACGACGTTGGCATTGGCACTATCGTGTCGCGCGATGGCGGGCCGCATGGCGCTCAAATCGTCATCGCCAACTACGAGCGGCTGCACCTTTTCAACCCGGCCGATTTCGCCGGCATCATTCTGGACGAAAGCTCCGTCCTCAAGAGCTTCACCGGCCAGACGACCAAGCGCCTGATCGAGACGTTCGCACGCACGCCCTATCGGCTGGCATGCACCGCAACCCCGGCGCCGAACGACCACACGGAGCTTGGCACTCATGCCGAGTTCCTGTCGGTGATGACGCGCGACCAGATGCTCATGCGCTGGTTTCTCCACGACAGCGCCGACACTGGCACATGGCGTCTCAAAGGCCATGGCGTCCGCCCCTTCTGGGATTGGGTGGCGTCATGGGCGCGATGCATCAGCAAGCCGTCCGATCTCGGTTTTTCCGATGACGGCTTCGCCATGCCGGAACTCAGGATGCATCGGCATCTTGTCGCCGCCGACCGGCTGACCGGGCGCGGCGAGGAAAAGGACGGGCAAGCCCATCTGTTCCGCATGCCTGACATGTCTGCGACCTCTGTTCATCAGGAAAAGCGGCTGACGTGCGAGGCGCGGGCCCGCATGGTGGCCGACATCGTGGCGGCAGAGCCGGGCGAGCCTTGGACGGTCTGGGTCGAAACCGACTACGACGCCGACGCGATCATGGCGGCGATACCGGATGCTGTTGAGGTTCGCGGTTCCATGACCGCAGAGCAGAAAGAGGAACGTCTCACGGCGTTCACGACCGGCGCCATCCGCGTTCTCGTGACGAAAGCCAGCATCGCAGGGTTTGGCCTCAACTGGCAGCACTGCGCCCGCACTGTCTTCGCCGGCATGAGCTTCAGCTACGAGGCGTTCTATCAGGCTGTGCGCCGCCATTGGCGCTTTCGCCAGACCCGCCCCGTCGATTGCCATGTCGTCTTTGCCGACACGGAAGCTGCCATCTGGGACGTGGTGAGCCGCAAGGCCGGCGACCACGACGCCATGAAACGCGAGATGACGCAGGCCATGGCTCGCGCCCATCGCACTGAAACCCGCCTTCATTCCTATCAACCGCAGAAGCCGGCCACGCTGCCGGCGTGGATGGTGCCATGACCGAAGTTCTGGATCAGCACATCGGAAGCCGCTTCGCGGCCTACAACTGCGATACGGTCGAGTTCACCGCAACGATGCCCGCCGACAGCATCAGCCTATCGGTCTACTCGCCCCCGTTCTCGCAGCTCTACGTCTATTCCGAGAGCGAGCGCGACATGGGAAACGTCGCGGATCATGACGAGTTTGCGGAGCGCTATCGCTTCCTCGTGCGCGAGCTTCTGCGGGCGACGAAGCCCGGCCGCATCAGCGCCGTGCACTGCTCCGACCTTCCGACCAGCAAGCAGCGAGACGGCGTGATCGGTCTGTTTGATCTGCCCGGCCTGATCCGCCAGGTCCATGAGGATGAGGGCTGGGTCTATCACTCCCGCGTCACGATCTGGAAATGCCCCGTGGTCGAGATGACCCGCACCAAGGCGCACGGGCTGCTCTACAAGACGCTTCGCACCGATGGCAGCCGCGTCCGTGTCGGCATGCCCGACTATCTGATGGTTTTCCGCAAGGAGAGCGACGGCAAGACGCCCGAACCCGTGCGGCACGACCCTGGCGTCTACCCGGTCTCGTGGTGGCAGGAAGCTGCGTCGCCGGTCTGGATGACGGTCGACCAGACCAACGTGCTCAACGTGGCTGTCGCCCGCGACGCCAAGGACGAGCGCCACCTGTGCCCGCTGCAACTCGATGTGATCGAGCGCGCGGTGCACCTGTGGAGTAACCCCGACGACCTCGTCTACTCGCCTTTTATGGGCATCGGGTCCGAGGGCGCGGTCGCCGTCAAGCATGGGCGCAAGTTCGCCGGCACTGAACTGAAACCGTCGTACTACCGGCAGGCGGTTCGCAACCTCAAATTGGCCGAGGACACTGGAACGACCGGCGACCTGGTGTCGCGGATGGCGTCCTAACCATGACCGCCGCCCCCGACCCATTGGCCGACATCGCGACCCTTCGCGGGGGCGAGTTCATGGCCGCCGTGATCGACGAGATCGAGCAGGCCGCGATCACCATCCGCCGCCGCGAGGAGATCGCGGAATCGCGCGGGCAGCAGATTGAGCGCGACAACATGCGCCGCGCCGCGCTGCTGCAGGCCGGGGCCGAGATGCTCACGGCGATCCGTCTCGACGGGGAGAAGTCCGCGGCCGCCGGGTGCGCGCCGGTCAACGCGATCGTGGCCGCCGTCCAGGCCGGCAAGCGCGCCTTTTCCGAGATCGACCAAGGGGTGGAACCATGACCGAGCCCGTCAAGAAGACGAAGAGCATGCGCGTGACCGGCGAGGGCAGGTCGTGCCGGGAGATCGCGAAGATCGAGGGCATCAGCCGGCAGCGGGTCGCGTTCATCGCGGAGCGCTATTGCATCCCGCTCTCCAAGGCCGGGTCGCGCCGGTTCTCGCTCTACATCTCCAACCGCCGCGCCGCGCTGATCGCCGACCTCGCCGCAGAGGCCAGGGTCAGCAACGCCGTGATGATCGAGCGCATGGTCCGCACGGTGGTCGACGACGGGCTCGACCCGGCCCGCAAGCGCCTGGGCAAGCTGGTCATCGCCATGGAACCGCGGGGGCGGCGCCGGTGATCCACGACCCCGCAATTGAGGAATGGGTGGATAGAGCCCGCAGCGTCGACATCATGGAGGTCGCGACGCAGATGGGCGCGCGGCTCAAGCGCTCGGGGTCTGAGTGGGTCGGACCATGTGTTCGATGCGGCGGCACCGACCGCTTCGCCGTGAAGCCATCGGAGCAGGTGTTCAACTGCCGCGGCAGCGAGGACGGCGGCGACGGAATCGCGCTCGTCATGCACGTCCGCGAGGTGCCGTTCATGGCGGCGTGCGAGATCATCAATGGCGAGCCGGCGCCCGAGCGCCAGAGCACGGTCATGCCGGTCGATCCCGAGGTCGAGCGCGCCCGGCATGAGGCGCGGCGCGACGAGGAACTGCTGCGGCGCCAACAGGCCGAGGCCGAGTTCAACGCCAAGGCCGACAAGTACGCCGCGTTCTTCGACGCCTGCCGGCCGATCCAGGGCACGCATGGCGAAGCCTATTACCGGCTGCGCGGGATGCCGCTCTACGGCGACGTGGCCTCCGATCTGCGCTCCCACGACGCGGTCAAATACACCGACGACGAGGGCGAACTGGTCGGTCGCTTCCCGGCCATCGTCGCGGCGATCCGCACGCCCGAGTTCCGCATCATCGGGGCGCACATCACCTATCTGGACCCCGACCGGCCCATCAAGCTTTCCGAGCCGCATATCCGCCGCGGCCAGCCGCAGAAGAAGGTGTGGGGCAACCAGGCCGGAGGCGCGATCTATCTCGGCGCTGTGCGGCCAGTCATGGCGATCGGCGAGGGTATCGAGACGACGATCTCATGGTCCCTGTTCGACCACGGCTCGCTCGATTTCGGCATCGCCTGCGCGATCAACCTGGGCAACATGGCGGGCGGGTCCACCGGCTCGATCAAGGCGCCGGACGGATCGAGCGTTCCCAACGGCATCCCCGACATGGACCGGCCCGGCATCCGGCTTCCCGAGATCGTCCAGGAGATCATCCTGCTCGGCGACCACGACCTGAAACCGCTCAACGTTCGCCAACATCTGCTCACAGCCGGCCGCCGCTTCACCGCAGAGGGCAAGGCCGTCTCCATGACGATGCCCGAACTGCTCAACGGCAAAAAGACCGACTTCAACGATCTGCTGCTGGCGCAGACCATGAGGGCGGCATGAGATACCTCAGCATCTGCTCGGGCATCGAAGCTGCCTCCGTCGCCTGGGAGCCGCTGGGCTTCACGGCCGCCGGCTTCTCTGAGATCGACCCCTTCGCCTCGGCGGTGCTGGCGGAGCCGGAATGGATTGAAGCATCCCAGATGCACGGCCGCATGTGGGCCAGCCCAGCTTCATGGCCCGCGTCTGAGCCGCCGGCCATGGGCACGGAAGGACGCGAACAAGCATGCCCTGAGATGTCGGCAGAGTTGGCGTGGGTGATTGGTCGGTGGCTCGGCGACGGGTGGTGCCGGGTGAATGAGCGCCGCGGCTACGCGATCATCTGCTGCGGTCGGCATGAGGCCGATATGCTTGCGGCGGCCATCGCGCGCTCGGGGTTGGCGTTCATCCGGCTGCAGGAACGGACGACGGAACGGTTCCAGATCGCCAGCCGTAGCTTCGCTCGCTGGCTCACTGGCCAGTTCGGTTCGGGCGCGGGCGAAAAGACCATGCCGACGTGGGTGTTTGGTTGGGAGCATCGATCAGCCCTGCTTGACGGATATCTCTCCGCAGATGGAAGCCGCGCCGCAAACGGACGTCGGCTGACCACCGTGAGCGACGCCCTCGCGCTATCCACAGTCCTTCTTGCCCATTCCCTCGGCTTTTCCGCCAGCCGATCCCGCCATGCACCGCAACGCGATACTCGAATTGAGGGGCGCGCTGTCTCGGAGCGCCCGTTCTGGTCGGTCAAAATCTACGACCGCGCCCGCAGCTCCATAGAGGTTGGCATCCACCGCTGGGGCGTCGTCCGATCAATCGAAGACGATGGCGACGCCGAAGTCTTCAACCTCGAGGTCGAAGGCGACAACAGCTACGTCGCCGATGGCTTCGTCGTCCACAACTGCCAGGCCTTCAGCTTCGCCGGCAAACGCCTGTCTCTGGCGGATGCCCGCGGCAACCTCACTCTCGCCTTCGCGGTGCTCGCCCATGAACTTGCTCGATCTCATGGACTCCGGAACGCCCTCTGGGAAAACGTCCCCGGCGTCCTCTCTACCCCTGACAACGCCTTCGGCTGTTTCCTGGGAGCGGTTGTCGGGGCAGATGCTCCCCTCGATCTCCCGGCCGGAATCGGACGGTGGCCGGACGCTGGCATGGTTGCCGGGCCACGGGCACGGGCGGCTTGGCGGGTTCTCGACGCTCAATATTTCGGCCTGGCCCAACGACGCGAGCGTGTGTTCGTTGTCGTCGAT